AGTAATGCACGTATTTATCGCATCCGCTGGCGTTTTTGTTGCCTGTATGTTTCCTATTCATCAATTTTTATACCTATTCAGCACTTCTCACGGCTTATTTAGCATTCCTCTCCAGCATACACAAAACCTGTCTCTTCCCAAAACTTCATCGGGGAAATGTAGTAATCGTACTGGCTGCTCCCTTCTTTCTTAAAAGCAACTCCGAATTTCAGAAACCCAAGGATAATTCCCTGGCGTATAAACTGCTGATCCTTTTTCATTACTCTTGCCGCTACTGCCACAGGTACATTTTCACCAGTGAACTCCGGTACTTCCAAATATACTTTACTCTTATCCATTTGTCAACTAACTCCTTTCTTTCTGTGCTGCAGTCAGAGCGCTCACAATATCCTCTGCCTTCTTTGGCCCGATGCCCTTCACACCCAGGATAACTTCTCTCACTTCATCCTCAGTCAAGCCTTCCGCATCTTTCATACCGTCCGCATGGCCTGCCTTGTATAAGTTCTTGCAGAACGCATCCATCTGCTGATGATCCATTCTCTTAACATCCTTGTATGTTTTTCTGTTCAATGTGTACTGTTTCATCCTTCGCCCTCCTATACAAACGGTAACTCGCTGTCGTCTCCTGCAGGCATAAATCCATCATTCCCCGACTGTGGCGCCGGTGCAGGCTGTGTGTTATAACCTCCTGCGTTGCCGCTCTCTGCGTTTTTGCTCTCAGCAAACTCCTGTTCCTCCGCAACAATATCGGTCGTATATACTCGCTGACCGTCCTTATTGGTGTAGCTTCCGGTCTGTATTCTTCCGGTCAGCACAATCTTCGTTCCCTTATGCAAATATCTCTCAGCAAATTCAGCTGCCTTACCAAACGCAACGCACGCAATGAAATCTGCTGAGTTCTCCTGGTTTCTTCCTCTTCTATCTACTGCCAGGGTGTAGCGAGCTACTGCTGTAGCCTGCTCTCCCTGTGAATATCTAACCTCCGGATCACGTGTAAGGCGACCCATTAAAATTACCTTGTTCATCTACTCCGTCTCCTCTCTTTGTGCAACCAGCTGGCCTTCAACATTGTAATCGTATCCCAAAACTTCTGCGCCATTGATATAATTGCAAAATGCCTGGCACTCTTCCTTCGTCGTGAAGAATACTTTTCTCAATTCTTCTCCCACTATTTCTTTGAAATCCTTATTGTGATCCACTACTACCTTCGCATATTCAGCACTGGGACCTCCAATAAAATACTCTTCTCCTCTGTCTCCTTTCGCCTTGTACCACGCCATGAACTCTCTGTTTCTCTCGCTTAATTCGTATAGCACATTCTCTTTTGGGTAATAAACTTTCTTACTCACTCTGCAGCTGCACTCATCGTCCACGGTATTCCCGGACGGCAATGCTACCTGGATTCTTCTGTTTTTGTCGCACTTATCGCATTTCTTTTTATACCGATAGTCCCAGCTTACCGCCCAAAGAGTAACTTTGAAATGTTCCATTAACTCTTTCAACCTGGCTTGCTTGGCTTTGCTTTCTGCATTCCGTATCGCCCTATCGCACTCATCTTTCTTTCTCTCAAAGTCTTTCTTCACTGACTCGAAGTTTCTCTTAATACCCTGCAGTTCCTTATTCTCTTTACGCAGTTTCTCGATTTCATCGTTGATTTCCTTTTTTATCGATTCTCTAAGCTCATTCTTTAACTCTTCGATTTTCTCGTCAAATTCGCCTGGCTTAAAATAATCTCCATCATCCCAGTAACACATGATTTCTTACCTCCTCCACTTTTTCTATTTTCAACACATAGTATAATTTGCCGGGTTCCGCACCCCACTCCGGCTTGCCTTTTCCAAATTGCAGGGTGCATTTGCAAACAACTTCCGGCGAATCCTTCGAGTACCCATTTCTGAATACTACTAGTACCGGCCACGGCTTCCGGATTTCTTCCGGTGCTGCCTCTCCATATACCATCTGTCCGCCTACCAGGAGAAAACCGAACGCATTCATAAACCGGCTGTCGTAATATGGTTTGATTTCTCTATACTCCTCTTTCTTTTCTCCGGAGACAATCATATCAAACCACTTCTTTTTTATTGGTAGCGTCAACATCGCCCTCCACCTTCCTTCTTTTTCAGATATTTTTCGCATTTCCGGTATATTTCCGGATCGAACTCTTTCCGTTCGTGCTCGTAGGAACTGTACTCTGCCGGACTGCATCCAGCAATCTGCGACATTTTCATCATTGTTATTTTGGCATCTTTCCTCAGTGCTGCAATATAGCCTGCATACATTCCCTTCTGACTGTTCAAGTTCTGAATCTTAATTCTTTCCTTGACTGCCTCCGACTCTGTAAATCTCTTCACTTGATAAACCTCGCACCGCTCATTTTTGCAATCAAACAGGCATCCATGCCTGCCTCTCAGTCCATCAAAGAACCCCGCCACATATTTTGTGGGTTCTTTGCAGGCATTACATTTTCCGTTCAATATCATATCTTAGTTCCTCTATCATTTGATTATCGGGCATATATAAGCCGTTTCTCCGATCTTGTACGCAACGGTTACTCCGCAATACTTTCCGGTCGGTTTTAACAGCATACATATTCTTTCGTCTGTTCCTTGTATCTTTACGCAATAACCGCACGTCCTGCACGAATACGGTATATCAACCTCTACGATTCCTTTATTTTTCCCCATCGCTCGACACCTTCTTTCTATCTCGTGCTGCAGACCGGAACATCATCAACAGCATTTCTGATACTGGCCTGCTTCTATCTTTCCTCTTTGCCTTCTTGATTGCTTTGAGGTCGTACCACTCGCCCCGGTAGTTCATTCCATCCGGAACATACACGCCTACCTGGTATGGAATTTCTTTCTTGATCTGCTCGTACACTTCCTCCGGCATCACATAGTAATTGTAGTCTCCCAGGAAGTTGTGACCGTTCTTCGAGTGAAAATCCTCTACTGAGGACTTAACCTCATAGCAGTAGAAGTCTCCCTTCTCTATGCCGGACACTGTATTGTTTACCGGCTTGAATTTCATAAAATCCACCCGCACTGCATTCATGGTGGCGTAGTCGAAAGTCACTTCCCTGGCCCAGTAAATTCTCGGATCATTGTTCGGGCAGATGTACCGCTGGATTGAGAGCGACAACATCGCCGTGATTTCCGGTCTGCTATTCATCTTCCTGCACCTCCTCTGTTGGTATTCCTGCGTAATTCAACGCCTGCTCATATGTCATGCCGTGATTTTTTATCTGCAGGCAGCCCTCGCACATTCTCCTGTGCTTATCGTTATCAGATGTTCTCAACCGCTGCAATCTATTCGGCACAGGCTCTAGGTGACACCCGAAGCCACACACGCAACATCCGGTTCTCTGTTCTCCTGTAAAGTACCAGTTGCCTTTCTTGTCCTGGTATGGCGTTCCATACACGCTGCAGATCGGAATGCGCTGCTCCACCGCATACTGGATAACCTCATTCTTCGGCCAAAATCCCATAGGTTGGCTCTTTATTGTGTGACCGTCGTACACATTACATCCCGTGTGGTTGTACTGGTTCTCTCTTCTGAAACTCTCGTCCTGCGTTATACCGATAAATGGTTGTCTGCCTGTCTCCTTGACATACCTCTTGAACGGTTCTTTTTTTAGTGCCTCGCAGCAATACTCCGAAATATCTGCAGGCATCTGTTCCGTGTCCGTCAAATACTGCCACTTCTTCGCCAGCATTCCGAATTTTCCTCTCTTATACCAACGTTTCCGGCAGTATGCAGGCTTACAGTCAACGTACTCCTGGCCCATAACCTCACGCTTTTCGATATACACGCACTGTCTGATGTCGTCCGGTTCAAAAGGACCTTTCTGTGTATCCAGGATATACAGCTCTCTTGCGTAGGAAGATATGCCGTTATTCGTGCAATCTCCCAAACTGCTACGGTACACCTCTGCGGTCAGACAACTTTCAATCTCATAGTTACTCTTCATCCAGTCAATCACTTCGTCCGGATATTTGCATCTGCTCCATAACTCGCTTTAATCTCCATCTATTTTCTCCTTTTCTTCTGTCTGACTGTTACTCTTGCCTTTGCAACCAGCACGCCGGTCTTTGTTCTTTCCGGATCAGCGAACCTTAACCGACTTCTGTTCATTTCCAGGTTTTCTTCATTGTCTATCAGTACCAGGTTCTCTATATTGCAGTTGTCCTTGTTTCCGTCCAGGAACGATACCATCTTACCTTCGGGAACTGGTCCGTTATGTTCTTCCCATACCGCCCTATGAACAAACTCGAACCTCTCCCGTTGTGGACCGGTTTCTTTAACCTTCCGGATAAGATAGCCGTCTGTCGTATGTGTGTACTCGCCTACTTCCATGTGGTTTGCCGGGACATCGCCTTTCTTAAACATCGTCGCCCTGCACTTCTCGTATTGCTCTTGGCTCATTGGCTTTCCCTTGTTGGCTGGAACGTGTCCTTTTTCAAACCTGCAGTCAACGCCGCTGATGATGTCGTGGTTATTCTTGTATGCCTTGCACTGCTTCTCGCTGAACTCTATTCCAAAATGTGCTGACACCAGTTCTGCTATCTCCTTCGTCTTTCTCCCTGTCGCAATGCTCCGAATGTAACTTTCCATTCCTTCCGGATATTTGGAAGAGTACCCCTTCGGAAACCCGCCGTTAGTTCCGCTCTTTATGCCGTACCGGTTCTTCGCATTCTTTATCACTGCATCGGAAAACACCATTTCGTACTTCTTATCGAACCCCTGTTGATTTATCAGCTCTGTAACCTGTTTCGTGGTTCTGCCCGGAACATTCTCACGCAGCCAGGCGATCACTTCTTCGGGCCAGCCTCTCATTTATGGTTCGCCCCCCCCCGCATGAACTTCGAGCATTTCCGGAACTGCTTTCTGTCTTTCGTACCCATACTCGTCCATGTGCTTCATTGCTTTGTACTGCAACTCTCCATTTTTGATGATCTGCTCGCTGATGTCGCATATAGCGTCGGTTCTCTTTAACTCGCTTTCCAGCTCTTCTCCTGTCAGATCATCGTCTCCCAGCTTTTCCAGCTGAGCGAACAGGTGGTTATTCAAGTCTCCTAATGTATTCTTCATATTGCCATCTCCTTCCTTGCTTCGTCTACCGCCAACTCCATCGTTGTATTGAACGGCGTGTTGCAGTCCTCCATCTTATCGAATAATTCGACTGCCTTCTGCAGGAACTCTTCGCTGTCTACCAGTTCCTCGTACTTTTCTTCGTCCAGGTTTTCGCTTTCATACAGTCCTTGCAGATAATTCTTTACATCCTCAGTTCTGTCGCTTTCACTCATTGCTCTGCTGATCTCGCCCATAAGTGCCTCGTTGATTACTGCAGGCTCTTCCGTGATGTAGAACCTTGCGTTGCCGCTGATACCTCCGCTGATTTCGTACCTAGTGTCTGTATGCTCTTCCATCAGAATGCTACCTTCAATGCTCACATACTCCTTTGCCTGGGTGCCTGCTATCTGATCCAGTCTATCAATCAGCTGTTTCTCGTCACTGGAAATCGCAACCACAGTTACTCCAATGTCGTCCGGACATTCCCAGCATCCAGCTAACACAAATAAATTTACTGTTTTATTCATCCTCTGCCTCCTTCCAGTCGCCTGCAATCTCTGCGACCGTTCTCTCCAAAATCTTGAACTTCTCCGGATCAATCCAGCTCGGTATCTCTCCGTTTCTTACTCTTTCCTGGTACCGGTTCAAACACAACTGCTTTACTGGTACTGGTCTGCCTATCTGAACAAACATACCTCTCTGCTTGTCCCAGGCAAATGCTCCGTACTCTACATTCTCGACCGCAGCTTTCATAGCCTCCACTGCTACATCCAGTGCATCCAACTCTGCCGGGCCAGGTGGCATCTCTTCAATGTTCCGGATATTATGCAGGTACGTTTCCAGTACCGCCGCATTTTCTCTATATGTCATATCATCACCTACCATTCAATCGGATATCCGGTCAGATTTTCGCACTGCTCCAACTCTTCTGCGAACATTGATTCATATAACTCCTTCAATTCAGACTTGCCCCTAAAATTGGTGTCCTGCAGATTTATCCAAAAACTGAAATCCTGTTCCGGGTTCAGCCTTCCCAAGTTTCTTCTTAGCTCAAAGTCCGCCTCTGCCATCGGCTCTGCTGGCAAGCTGGCTATCTTTTCCTCTCTCGCCTTGGTAAGAATATATCTGCCTTCTTCAAACACTTGCCGGATGATGTTGTTCATTGTCAGTTCAATGCTTTCTTCTCGCATTCTACCTATCACTGCATATATATCGCATTCCGCATCATCTAATAGTCTCAAATCATCTATTCCACAGTCAAACACTGCTCTTACTAATTCTGTATTCATTCTGCATCCTCCTCTTCTTCCGGGTGCCAGTGATACTTGCAATCCGGATTTTCGCACCTACCGTTCCACATCGTACTGCCGCATTCCGGGCAGGTGGTCGCTTCGTATGGTCCTCCGCCTAACATCTGATCCGCTCCTTTCTACAAATACGAGCAGCCGTACCTCTTTCGGAAGGTCTCCCTGCCGCCCTTATGAATAATCTGCTTTACTTCGCCTTCTTCCCGATCCGCATCGATTATTCGTGCAAATTCGTCTGCCTTCTGCAGGGCGTATTCTTTTTCCCAGGCCAGCTGTCCGATAATCTTTGACATTCTTTCCGCCATCGGGTTTCCGTGTATTCTCATTAGGATTTCTCCCATATTGTGACAGTTGTTACATACCGGCACTTTCAATCCGTCCTTCTCGCTCAGCTCTCTACCGGCGGTACCGAACACCAAATGATGCTCAGCTTCCGACGGTCTGCCGCAGATGAAACAGATTTCCGGATAGTCTGTCACTATTCCTTTACTCACCGCTTACACCTACTTTCTGTTTCCAACTCCAACGATTACCAAGAACGTAAATACCACTAATGCTGCCATAGTCTCGCCTCCTAACCGTAAATTATTTCTCCAAACAAAGCGTACTGAATGATTGCATCCGCAACCTCCGCATCTACCATACCGCAATCAATATGTAATTCATGATCGATCACCTCGAAAATATCACTGCTCTTAGGCTGTTCTGCATACACTCTAATTCCCTGCAGGAGTTTCACCTTTGTTAATTCATACGTCGCATCTTCCTCGTTATCGTGAATGAGGATTGAACCGCCTTTTGAGATAACATCGCTTGCAAAATTAAACTCTATCCCACACCTTGGCTCTACTTTATCAACCCAGTAAGTAATTCCACCTTCCAGTGCTGACACCATGATGTCGTCTATGTCCTCTTTAGATATAACAACCGTCGCAATAATCTGAACCCTGTCGTACTGCTCCTCTATCTCTTTTTTCTTGAAATGTGCAATCAGTTCTGCCATAACTCTGCCGGCTTTTCTAGCATTCCAGCTCTCGTTTGTTTTTCCTTCGCATAATCCCTTTGCGATTTCCAATGACTCCGTAATTTCTTTTGCACTTCTCATACCTTCTCTTCGTCCTTTCTCGCTTGTTTTATTGCTTGCGCAACTCTTTCTTCATATCCAAACTTAAAATTCACGCCTGCGTCTATAAACGCTGTTAAAATGCTTTCCTGCACCGCCTTGACTGTCGCCCAGTCCGGTTCGTCGTCCTGCGTTCTGATACCGAACTGAACCATGTAGTCCTCGATCACGTGCCACAACTCATATTCCAGCTCATCCATACATCCGAGTGCCGATACATCCACGACCGCCGGTGCTGTTATTTTCTTTCCGTCTGCCAGTTCCAGGTCTACTGTGTCAATATCTTCTCCGAACTCACCGCCTTTCTTGTGGTGTGCCAGGATGTCGCCTGCAAAGTCATAGCCTCTGTCGATCATAGCCTCGCTGTTGTCGTCGTACAGTCTGAAACATCCGGCCAGTTCGCCCTTCTCGTGTCTCTGCAGAACTTCTTCCCAGGTCAGCTTTCGCATTCCTAACCAGGTGTAACCCATTATTCATCGCCTCCTTCATAATCTGCCCCGCAGTACGGACACTTTGTTGCTCCGTAGCAGTTAAACATCTTCCCGCATTCTTTGCAGGTATCTAGCTCCCCATTTCTCTGCCAATCTTCCAGCAGGCTGCTTACGTGCTGCCAGTCCAGTGCCTCGAAAACTTCCTCTGCCAAATCGTCCTGCTGGTTGCACTCCTGCAGGATGCTGTTTCTCGTGTACACCGTATCGGATAATTCCGGGATGTAGCACGGATCATCCGGTCTGTGGTAAAACGCATCTTCGTCTTTGAAGATATGTCCTTGTCCGTAGAACTCACGGACGATCTTCTCGCCTTCTCCATTTTCATCCGGCGGCGTGTAACTACCAACCAGTACCGGGATGTTTACTTTCTGCAAGGCCTGCGACAGTTCCAATATCATACCGTCAATGGCTTCTGCATCCTTTACAAGCTCCCTTGTGGAAGGAACTCCACTCGTTCCGCTTCTCTTGGCTTCTATCCACATTTCAATATGCTCGTCGATGTCGAAATCTTCGTAGTAGGATTCCAGGCTGTCCTTGAAACTATCTGCCTGGTTCTCTTCATCGAAATCAATCACCATTGAGAAATCTTCGCCCGCAGGTGACGACTGCCCGATTTCAACATAGGTTCTTCTGTTGTCCGGCTCAATGTAGGCTTCCCAGTTCCACCCCATTTCTTCTGCCTTATCGAGAAGCATTTTCAAGCCTCTCGATATGTCCTTGTATTCTTCCATGCCCTTATTCCTCCGCATCTGCGTAGTACGCATCGAATGCAATACCGGCATTTACCAGCTTATCTTCCAGGTAATTACCGTAGCACCAACCGTCTCCATCTTCCCAAAAACTGTCCCAGGCTTTCTTTAATACCTCTCTCGCCTTCTCTTCATCATCTTTGCTTACAATAAACACGCAATCCATCCAGTCGTTTAACTGTGACTGCACTCTGATTACGCTTTCCTTTAATACTTCCACTCCGATATTCATTGTGCCTGCTCCTTTCTCAAATGTAATAGCAACTGAAATTCCAGTGATGCCCGAACTCATAGTACAAACCGTATCTCTCGAATATCTTGTCAAATTCTCTTCTGACCGAAGGAAGGATGCCGTAGTACAGCATCTCGCATACCGGTCCTTCAAAACTCATGCTAAGAATGTGTTCCGGATTAACATATTCAAAATGTCTCTCCGGCTGGTCTACCACTTCGATCAGATGCTCCCTGTCGTTGTAATAATATTCTCCGTTCTCCGGATCGTAACTCGTGTACTTCTTTCCGTTGAAGTAAATATCAACGTCCTGCCATAACCCATGCTCTAGCAGAAACTCTCGAATCTCCTTTGCCAGGTTCTCAATCTGCTCTGCTGTCAGCTTTGTTACTGCGCTCACGCAATCGCCTCCTTTCTAACTCTCTTCTTAACCAGTCGTGCCGGGTACTGCGGCTGGTTCTCTCTGTATTCTTTCAATCTCTCCCTTGCCTCTTTCCTTGTGTATTCGGTCAAGGTGTACTCCCAGCCGTACCCGTAATTTAACTGCAGTTCCCAGGTGTCGATTGTCTTTCTCTCGTATGCCATCCTACGCAACCTCCTCTTTCTTCGGCTTTCTGCCACGTCTCTTCGGCTTTTCGACCGGCTTTTCTTCCTTGGCCTCTTCTGCAGGTTCCTCAGCCACCGGTTCCTCGGCTTTCTCTTCGGACACCGGTTCTTCCTTGACTACCGGCTCTGCAGGAAGCATAACGTCCAGCTTGTATCTCTTTGTGATGCTCTGAATCATCGTCGCTACCTCTGCGCTTACTTCCTGGATTTCGTCCTCTGTAAGTCCTTCTGTCAAGCTCTCTGTCTCGGTCCAATATCCTGCATTATCCAGGAAATGATTTAATACCTTCTTTGCTCTATCGTGTTTTACGTCCCACTTCATATCGTTTACCTCTCTTCCTTTTCTCCGGCGATCAGTGCCAGTACCACTACTCCATTTATCAAAATTGCTACCAAATTCTTCGCTCTCATACCGTCGTATATGCCGACCATAAAGTTGATGAACAACACCGACTGTAGGAACTGTCTCCATTTCTTCATTGCCAAATCAGCCTCCTTTATGATAGACTTAACAGTTGAGAGGCGGTGTTGCTGCCTCCCGACCGTTAAGGGAACTACTTAATCAATCAAACCTAACCATTTCAGAATTGCCGTAATCACTGACACAATCATGATTACTATGGTGGAGATTATGCTGGCCTGCTTTTCTCTCTTCTGTAATTTAAGGTTTTCGATTTCAAGTAGTTCCTTTTCCTTTGTAGAAAAGTCTTTCTTCCTACCTTTCTTACCCAACTGGTAATTCCTCCTTCCTTCGGATTTAATCAAATTGTTTTGTTTGATTATGGTTATATTATAACTCGCAGTTGCGTATTTGTCAATAGATATACTTCTATTTTCCGAGTTTTTGCCAAACAATTTTCGCACTTGCGTCAGCTTCTGTAATTTCCGGATCATCAACACCAACTAGTGTATTGCTCCGCATTTTCATTTGCGAGGACCGCAAACCCGCATGGTTGCCTGGTGCATTGTAAGATTTCTTACATAATTTCTTCTAAGGTTTCTACAAGGATTCTTTACTAGATATTAGAGATTAGATAATAGATATTAGAGACAGAATAATATATGCTCATTTGCGTACTCTCAAAAGCGTATTTTATCCACAAATGCGTGTGGATAATGTGGATAATTACGCCTCTAAAAACATATAGAACTATGACTTCGTACACGGTTCAATACCGGCTTTTAGTCTTTAGGCATAGGATAGGTACTAAAATCGCCTATCATGTCTCGGGAACTTTTCGTCAAAATACCCGGTCTTATTTTGGTTATTTTGTATATTGATTTTACCTGCAGTCTTGTTCCGCTTTTCTGCAATAAAAAAAGAGCCTACAACCCCTGCGGATCATAGGCTCCCTTGCTTACTCTGCTGAGTTGATGAAATCCTGGCAGTCCAGTTCCCGGTATGCCTTCTCAAAGGTTTCCTTCGGACTCCATGATACATAACCATCCGGATATTTCACGGCGTACCCAGGTACTCCGTTCTTCTCCTTCGGCTCAGCTTTTACAATTTTCACGCCGATATAGTTTTTCATAATGCCACCGTTTCCTCCTACACTCTTTCTGTATAACCCAGGCTGATATATCCTGCGCCGGATTTCAGCTTGCCCCAGGTTGTGTTGCCGTTCTTCTCTTCGGCTACGATAGTGTAAACCTCGCCCTTTTTTACCTTGGTGGTAATGCCATAATTGGTGCCAGGGCCTTTTCTGACGTTTAACACGCTCGTTGTAATTCTTACCATATAGCTCGAACTCGTCTGAGCCGGTGTGGATGCAATCTTGCCGAGAACCGTGCAGTATTCCGGATTCTCTAAATAAATCCATCCTGCGCCGGATTTCAGCTTGCCCCATCCGTCCTTAACCTCAGAGATTGTAAATACTCCCTTGCCGGTCTGACCTTTGACCGCCCCGCTCATTGACGGCTCTGAGCGATAATTCAAATCGCCAATCAACACCTTCACCGTAAAAGGTGCTGCAGGCAAATCGTTCTTGCTCCCGGAACTTCCGCCAGTGTTGCCGCCAGCGCTTCCGAGTTTTTCATTTACTTTCTGCGCCAGTTCTCCCATGCGGCCGTACATCCAATTACCAGGGCAAGATTTGTTGGCAAACCATCTGTGAACGGTAAGCAGCATCTCATTACCTGCCGGGTTATATGCAAGCGCTTTATTTTTATCGCTGATCCATACCAACTTATTCTTGCCGTTTCTCCTGCAGATGTCGGCGCATAACTCGATCAGTTTATTGTAAACCGTGCTGTTAAACGCATACGGTTCGGCTTTATCAGAAGCACACTCGATTGTGACCGCTCTCTGATCGTTCGCTCCTGAGCTGGAACACCAAGAACGGTTACACTCGTCTACTACTAAACAAATGCCGCCCTTTGTTCCGATTCCATAATTACAGCTTGCCTTTACGTCGGGACTTGTAAAGCATCCTCCAATAGAAGATGCAGATAACTGGCCTACTACGCAGTGAGGCGTAATGCGGTCGATTGCATGAGTCCTTGCACCACTATGGTTCGGACTCTTTACTATACAGGTAACTAAACTTGAATTGCTCATACCTTTTCCTCCTTTACACATCATCTCGTAATATTTCTGACCATAAGCGGCGCGTTTCTTCTGAACTGCAACGCTTTGGTCTGCAGGTCTCTCGAACTGCAAAAGGACCGCATTTGACGCTCCCAATACGTCTCCTGCAGTCCTTAATTTCTGATATACGGAACTGTACGACTGCTTCATTTCCTCAATGAGGAATGCAAGCTGTGTCTCCAAGTCTCCGATTGATTTATTCCTGGCGCGGACAAATGTAAGCAAATTCTGTTTTCTGCTCCAAAACGTCCACTGCGCCAATCCATACCCGGCGCTGTCTCTCACGAAGTTCTGATAATCTCCGTTGTCAACCGATGTCGTGTAGGTATCGTCCGTATAACCCAGCTTTTTCTCGTAGCTGTTTTGTAGGTTTGTCGGACTCAGGCCGGACTCTGCGTAAAGATTACCCATAAGTCCAGCTGTGCCATATTCGCTCAATCCATTACCCACCAGGTAATTCCAAATTTTCTCTTCTGTAGTCGAACCTTTCAAAGCCACAATACCGCCTCCTTACTGGTTCGTTACCTCGTCTGTTGCCTCGATCAGTATTCCGGAATTTTCCTGCATTTTCATCTGCTTGACTGCAGCTTCGATTAAGATATTCAACTGCTCGTCCGTCAGAGAAATATTCTTTGCCTTAAGAATTTTCTTCAAATACTCAGTAACAAACGCTTTCTTGTCTTGGCCTTTCCAGTCCTTATAAACCTGCTCTGCCATAAGGACTGCCTGCTTGGCCCACATGGAAATCTCTGCTACCTTCTCGGCTCCAATTTTCTGTCTCAACCACGGCACTAGGTATCTTGCGATAAGCAGTGCCACTACCATAACCACAATTTTTACAATCTCAAAAAGCAGTTCATCCATTTGCATTTTCCTCGCTTTCTACTTTGCCCTGGGAGTTTTTCTTATCTTCAATCTCCCATTTATGATCTCTGTTCTTGTCTTTGTTAGTTCTGATCCACCCGCAGATTCCGCACTCTCCGATTGTGGCCGCAATCACGGCGCAGGCGTATGTCTCCGGAATGGACGCATACTCACGATAGATGCAAAGCATCTGCCAGTTGAACCACACAAAAAAAGCACCCACAATAATCAAAATCAGATTAAGGGTGCCTACTTTACTGAATAACTCTTTAATTTTTCTGAGCGGGTGGCGCTCTTTCTTTTTTAATCCCATTTACCAGTTACCTCCTACAAAAATGAATCTTCATCCATGCACTTCTGATACACCTTTTCTATCTTGGCAATCGCATTAACCGCCTTGTCGTTCTTGTACTCCGGATGATCGGAGCAGTAAAGCTTGTAGTGTGAAATATCATCTAAAATCTGATTGAAAAACTCTTCGGAATGTTTGACATCCCTTCTCAACTCGTCGGCAAATCGCAGGATTCTTGTGCGGCATTCGTCCGCATCGTCTTTATCCATGCGCCTTTCGAGCTTGTTGTGCTTTTCTCCCAGGTCTTTTAACTCTTTCTGCACTGATTCCAGCTTATCCATAACGTCCTTATTCATCGACTTTCCGATGGCTCTCATGCCGTTTCCGATAATCTTTCCAACTGCAGACCACGGATTTACCTTGATGGGTGTGATCTGCACCAGCGTCAAGAACAGCAGTAGGGCTCCACCACTTGCAAGAATTTCATTCAAAGACATTGGCTCTTTTACCTCCTTCCCAAACACACCGTAGTTCCCGCGGTACGTTCGTAATATCTGCCGCCTTTTCACCAAAAATGGCCTCTATTACTGCATAAAGAATGGCATCCGCACGTGGGTCCTCGTCGAACCGGTACAGATGCCATACCAAATTGTTATGCAGGTTGATTAGAAGGATTTCATTTTCCTCTGTCTCTTCCCAGTGCAGGTCGTGTGCCGCTTTTTCCAATCTGCCGTAGTCGTAAAACTCGGCGTATGGGATTCTTTTATGCTGCATACATACCTGCCCTTCGTCTTACTCTGCCTTTAACATCTTATCAACGGACGCTCTCCACCTGGTCGGCACCTCGTCGATAGTCATATTTCCGAGCTTAATCTGCGTGTAGTAAAATTTAGCCATTTACGATCACCTCCGCCAACTCAATAATTGCAGACTCTACGGCTTCCAAACGCTCGATGATGGTAGGCTCACCGGCTGCTTCCGCCTCTTTGTCGGCGGCATCTTCCTCGGTACCGCCTTCTCCGATGGTCCACCAATACTCGAAGTTGTTATTCACCTCTGTTTTGGTAACTGTGCCCTTGTGTCTGATCTGCACCTCGTCGCACTCATAAACGGTAGTTGACTCTCCGCCCTCTTCCATAGGCTCCTTGGTGGTTTTCTTGATGTTCTTTCTCAGAATGATGTCCGTACCGCCGTGAATAGGAAACACCTCGATCTTAGGCGGCTGCAATGAGTAACATTCTTTGTTCATACTTGACATACTCCTTTCTGCCGTAGCGTGATACGCTTTGTGCGGCAATCTTAAATAAATTCTGCATATTGTACTTAATGGAGCAACCCTGGCTGTTGCTGTACTTTATCCACCCTTTGTACGCCATAATTCTGCAGGCTCGCCACCAGGGGATATATCCTAAGCGTTCCAAATCGGCGGCAGCTCTCAAAAACTGTCTCCGGATACGCTTAAACACCCTGCTTCTGATAATGGTGTACGTTCTTCGTACAACGAACCCCATCATATCTACGCCCTGCGTCCTTTTATGACTTCCGCCTTGTCTCATTCTGTGAAATTCTTTCTCTTCCTCGAATGATGAAATGTGGTATATCTGCCAGGCCGGCTTTACGTCCAATCCCAGCGTTGATTTACTCCATCTCGTAGCTTTTTTGAGCGCTTTCGTCAGCTGTGAGAAGTAGCCATAAACTGTAAAATCGTCTGCATAGCAAACGATAGCTTTTACCATTTTGGTCTGTGCCCCTATTCTTGACTGACTCAGGCTCAACAGGTATCTCAAAACATAGCTCATAACATAGTTAAAGAGCCACGACGGAAGATACCCGCCTATACAAAGATGCTCTCCTGGGTAATTTTCCATAAGAGCACCCAGGTACCAAATTAAAACTTTATTCTTGCCAATATCTCTTTTTAGCAAGTTCATAACACACTCTACTGTTACGGACGGATATGCCTTGTGAATATCACACTTGACCACATCCAGCCTTCCGGTAAACTTACGCCTTAAAATCCTTTCGATTTTCCGTTTGCCTGCCAGCTGCCCTCTTCCTGGAATGCTTCCGTATTGAATCGGCAGTAACTTCGCATGGAACAATTCCTCTAATGAGTAAACCGCTATGTATTCCATTATCTGCTGATCCGGATATTCCTGGCATATATTTCTGAGCTTGTGAGTCAGTCCATCTTCTCGCTGGAACTGGCGAATTGGGCGCAATTTCAAATCTCTGTTTCTGATGCGCCGTGTTAATTCTTCTGCTATTGCATCCGTAGCTGTGTATATTTTTTGCTTTGTACCGTCAAGGAACTCTTGTGCAAGTTCCTGTTCGGTCACCAGGCCTGTGTTCAGAAGCAATCTCTGAAAATCTCTTCTTTTGTACTTCCCATCAAATGCCTTGCGAACTGCAGGTATATTAAATTCTGTGTTTTCCACATCTACCTTCGCAGGTTTGCAGTATGTTTTCATAATTGCTTTCCTTTCGTGTATATCATCTGGTTATTACCGGCGACGTTCGCTTTCGCTACTAGCCGCCGCTGGTTTCAAATAATTTTCGCACATAAGCGTGTGCTGTATGGTGCAATGAATGATATACTCTCTAACCAGTTGAACCGACAGAGCCGTTCCAGTTCGCATCGCCGACGGAATTGTTCGAGTTACGGCACGCGAGACCCGCATTGCCACCGTTGTTCAAGTTGCCCCAGCACCAACCGGCGCGGACCCCGGACGCGGCGGGATTGCAGTTGAAGCCAGCCTCTGTCACACCATACAACCCATTTTATTAACTCTTGCAACAGTTAATATCTTAGTGGGGCCTGCCGCCCCTCTTGCCTTACAGGCAATTCACCCTGCTTTACCCAGCCAGTCCAGGTGAACCGACAGAGCCGATCCAGTACGCATCGCCGACGGAATCGCCCGAGATACGGCACGCGAGACCCGCAGAGCCACCGTGGCCCAAGCTGCCCCAGCACCAACCGGCGCGGACCCCGGACGCGGCGGGATTGCAGTAGAAGCCAGCCTTACAGCCGACGCCGCTACCGCTTGCGTCGATACCAAGAGGCCACTCAACATCTGAAATGGCGGTATCTTCGATGTAAGTCCACTTTCCTGTTGTACCTTTCGGAATGACCATCGTTAAGGCTGTCAGCTTTTTGTAGTTCTCGGTAATTGCTGTTCCGCTTACTTTGGACTGATCTTCGCAAACAAAGCAGTCAAAGTTATAGTCTCCGTTTTCATCGGTGCTCCACTGCCATAATTCATCGCTAATGATTAAATATGAGCCGTTCATAAACTCGATTTTCTGCAGCATACCCGGCTCTTTTCCGTTGGTGTAATTGTACTTGCTTCCGTCAGTTCCAAGTACATCATCATTCCAACCGGACCAGTAAGGATCGGTGCTTAAATATGTGCTTCCGGCTGTTGTGTCGAATGTGGTACCACCGTTATCCACATAAACTGCAGAGTATGTGGTACCGCCGATTTCAACGTCCTTGATTGCAGTAATGAGCTTGTTTCTGCAGACGGAATAGTTGCTCGCAGTATTTCTATCTGTGCCACTCTGAATGCCGATCTGAACACTGCTTCCAACAAATAAATTTGCCGCCTGCTCGGGTGTCAAAAGGACTCTTTCAACGCCTTCCTCAGAATATGCAGCCGTGTACTGGTAGTTATAACTAGAGCAGCCTTCGATTGTTCCGGAGTTGCCTTTTCTTGCATATTTAAGACGCATCATACGGTCAAGGAACTTGATCGTCTTTCCGCTCGCTCCACTATACTGTGTCCCTCTGTCTCTCCATTTGGTAACACCTGCAGTATGAGAAGTCCAGTTTACCGGAGCTAAGCCGGTTCCGCAGGTAATTTTCCCACTTGCGCCGATTCCTGCGTAATACTTAGGTCTCGCTGCATACGCATAAACTCTACCGGTGCGATCTCTTCCTTCCGGCCATAATTCGTAACCGGTTGACTGGTGGCATTTCATTTTTAAGTAACGGTATCCGTCCTCGTCCCACTCTTTCGTGTAGGTATTTTTCTGTAATACCCAGCAAAGATGTTCGCCGGAGCGAACGTCTTTAATATCATCGATATGCTCAACATAGAAAATCTCGTGGCTTCCGTCTGTTTTCTTCTCTGCAGATACTTCCAGGCACCAAAACTGAGGAAGATGTGCAAAGTCATCCTGCCCCTGCGTCTTTGCGGTAGATGGAACGCATTTCAAGCCAACGCTGTCGTCAGTTAATTCTCCGATGGCTGTAGAGCTGGTTGCGAACAGTGGGAATGTGACACCATGCACTCTGTCGTCCTCGAGGACTCTGCCGAACCATCTTTCCAGCATTTCTACCTTTGTGAATTTGCTTGCGTCGTACTGTGATTTCCACCATTCGATGAAAAGATTGTCAACCTGCTCTTTGCTGGTACACTGTGCAACCATGTACTTATAGCAAAGGTCGGCTGCACCAGGGTTTGCACCACCTGCCACAGCCATTTTCTGCATTTCCATGAGAGCTTTCATCGTCGATTCTCTCGGAATATTGATTACATTGTCAGACATTTTTAACCCTCCTTGATGATAATATTTAAGCCGCCGTCCGATTCATCGAACGCCAGCTGCGCTTTAGCATTTTGAATTTTTGTGATGTCCCTGCGATTTGCAATAGTATTTTCAAATGCACACATAGGTCCTGCATTGATATTGTTCGCATGGTTCGAGTCTGTCGTTTCGGTAATCTTCATAGTGTCAGAGAATACCGCAGTCTCGCTTTTTACTGTGTAATCTTTCACGTTTTGCCTCCTTCCTGGCTTAGAAGATGTCGTCAAGCACGTATGTCTGCTCTACATCATCATCCTTGCCCTTCCTGGTAAAGGTCTTGATGCACACAATGTCGCCATTGGTGTCATACAATCCGATTTCGCTGATCTCTTTTCCAGCAAGTTCACTCTCTGCAAGGGTACATTCGTATCTGCAGGTTGTGTCATTCGGGAATGTGTAACCATCAATGGCTTTGCGGAACAATTCCTTATTGAGCTTAGACTGAGATTCCGTCGGCGCAATGACCGTACCGGAACTGCTTACACCGCCTTCGCCAAACGCCATACCGATAATCTTCGGAAGCGTAATGGCTCCGGCACGTGCCTTAACCAGGTTCTCCCTAGCTTTCTTCGTGACCACCACGTTTTTGCTCTTTTCTGTACTCATTGGATATACTCCTTTCTATAGATTGAATTAAGGTTCTTCTTTCCGTCCAGCGCATTGCTGCCATCAAGAAACCAGTAATTCCTTGTTTTGGTAATGACCTGTGCCTCCACATCCATATCTTCTCTTTCGATTCCCATGTGATGCGTAACTGCAGCTTCAAGTCGTTTATTGCCGCCTCTGTGCTCCAACATAGCGTTGCCGTCGAGTAGCAGCTTTCCGTCCAAATAGACAGTGTTCCAAAAATCAGCCTCAAACTCCGAACGAATCGCCGCCCTGGCATCCGAACTTGACCGTAAGCCGTATGTACTTCTTACTTTCATTGAGTCTGTGACCTTGTTGTAGGCGCAGGCAACCATTGCAACGATTGCAACGCCCAGTTGATAGCCTCGTGTAACATCAAGCCTGTGTGAGCCGTCCAAATCCCACGAACCATCCAATAGGTGCGTATTCCAAAAAATGATGTCCGAGGCGATCCGGATTGCTCCTGCCTTGACATTATTTTCTGTTTTCTGTTCTGCTCTGAATTTTACCTTCTGCAGGTCTGCGTCTGTCGGGGTTGTAAATCCACCGAGCATATACTTAAAACCAAGCATCAGATTGTATCTCATATACGGATAGAGAAGGCTGGAACCGTCCAGCGGTTTTCTTCCATCCAGCAGATCGCTATACCAAAATGACTCTGCGATATGGAAGTTTATCTTTTTCAGATTCATCTCCTCTAAGTTCCGATTGTCTGATACAATCTCGGTTCGGTCATTCATCGCAAACATCGTGTGCGACTGTTTCAGCTCATTCAGCATAACTCTCGCTCGCTTTGATGCAAGTGTCCCTTCGCCCATAAAGTATGCTTTGAACACATTCGGGTGTGGCGCCACAAAACCATAATCTCCCGGATCGTTGATGTCTGCAATTCGTACATCAAATCCGGTAGCGGTTTTTAAGTACCCTTCCATCCGATACGGTGTCATCGGCGCCCGGTAGTCTCTCTTCCGGTAAATCAGCTGTCGCCTCTCCTCGTATGGAAGATTTTCTCGCACCGGCAGTCCCCACTTAATCTCGTGGTACATCAGTCCCCATGTGGCAGTTTCCGGAAACAGCTGGTTTAGAATATCCTCAGCTATTTCTCTTGCCGTGTCGTATTCCTGGCCCATGACCTCATACAGCCACTTTCCGACATAGGAATTGTCGTAAAAGCCATCTGAAACTGAGGCAATCATGTTCTTTGCACTCTCGCTGACCGGGAAATTCTCTAAATCAAACCTTTCCACATTTACACCCCCTAACTAAAATTAAGGGTACCGGTGTCCGGGTACTCCTCGCTTTTCAGAGTGATGTTCTGCATTTTCCCATTCATCGTGAATGTTTCAAAGTCCTCGACTCCTGCGATTGCAGAAATCAACGGTCTTACATCGTTGTACCTCAGAACTCCTTCGGTTTTCGCCTGTGCATAGACCGCTCTCACGGCTTCCGTAAAGTCCGCCTTAATTTGCTCGATGCCGGTTGTTTCATCGTAGCTGAGTCCTGCAATAACATAATTTACGGCAACCGTTGTGGCTGCCGCACAAGTCAGTTCTGCTGTTCCAGTAGGAAGCAATCTTGCTGACCTATCATTCGGAGAAACGATGTAGTTATACACATCCTGCACTAGCTTCGCATTGGCCGGTTTTCCGTTTCCGTCTACCAGCACCAGCTTCACTGTACCGGGACCGTTCCACGTAGAAATAACTATTGCATCTCCTGCTCCCGCCTGTTTCGCCCATCTCTTATAGTCCGTATCATTCCCCAGGTAGGTCATACTGTTGTCGTACTCTGCAGCGATCCTGTCGTAAAAATCATCGTCTGTCTCTCTTTCGGTGCCGCCACGGATAGGCTCCGGATTGTTAATCTCGGTCACATTCTTATCTGGTACCATCATCAACACGACCGTATTCGCCGCTACGTTAGAACCTGTGCCTGCTTCAACCGCTGATACCGGTATAAGCACTGATCCTTCGTTTCCAACAACCGCATCCTCTGTGGTAGCATACTCTATCGACGGGCCGGTTTCGGTTGCCGCCGTACAGAATACCGTCCCGGATAAAATCTCGGTTCCTTCTGCAGCTGTGATTTTCACATATCCAAAAGCCGGTTCCGCTTCGTGTCTTGTGAGATGTACCTGGCGACCGTGGAGGTCTAACCATTCATCCCAGGCATATTCCGGAAACGCAATCATCAGTGCCCTTACGATATGGAAATTGATAATTTCGTCTTTTTCCAATGCTGCAGGCATCGTCATATCATATGGAAAACCGCCCGGCATATCGTCGATGTCGTCCGGCAGGTTGTTCATCATTCGCTCGTGAATTTCCTCTGCCGAGTTTCCTTCCAGGAACTCCGGTCTGTTAAATTCCGGCTGCATACTCTCCACCTCCTTTACAAGCTAATCTCTATTTCTTCATCCCAGTTGCTGCCCTTTACCTTGAAGGTTACGTGCATCTGATCGCCTTCCCAAGTAAATTGAAAATCCCGGACATTTTCTGCCCGGGGATTCACCATAATTGCATCTGCGATTGTTCTTTCCACCATAGACTCAACGGTTTTTTCGTCGTCGTTATCCATGGCACGTTCCATCTCGGTACCGATTGAATCGGGGTACGCCAAACAGCGGTACCGCTCTGTCTGTGCGATCTTAAAACACCAAATGGCGAAGGCTTCTTTGCCGTCGCATTCCTTGATCCGGTGTGCCCCATCTCTCACGAAGTCTCCCCGTTCCGGGTCCCACTTCATACTCCTTTTGTACTGAGTATCGTACTGGCTGTCCTCCGAGATAAAATCCGGTACCTCAACAACCGGAAATAGTGGCTGTGACATTTGCCTCGCCTCCTTTATGATTTCTCGATCACATCAATTACAACTGCTTCACTCTGAATCCAGGCAACCAGCACTCGATCCCCTGCTTTCACCGCCGGTATCGTTACGCTGTGGCTATGAAGTGGGTTTCCGGCTTTAGATGTACCGAGCGTCAATCCTGCAGCCAGTCTGCAGATCGTATAGTCTCCCTTCGGAATCGGCACCGGGAATGTGTTCGTTTTCAAACTTCCGTTCGCCTGGATTTCTCCAAAGTCCAAAGTCAACGGAGACTCTGTTTTCTGCGAGGTTCGCCTATCTAACACCTGTGCCAGTTTTGCTGTCCCTGGGTGTCCGTCAAATTGATCCATCTGTATCACCTGCCTTTAATCAAAAGTCCCGTCGTCAACCCACCCATACACGTTGCTTCCACTGTCCGTATGGATCAGATGCCAAGGGTGTGCTTTCCCGGAACCGTTCTTAATCGTAATCTTTGCTTTTCCTGCCCTGGCGTTATAGCCTTTTGAGCCTGGGTAGCTGCTCACATAATGGGTTCCACCATGGAAATTCACGATGTCGCCCACATTGTAATCTTTCTTTTTCTCGGAGCTTGCCTTTTCTTTCTTTGGCTCTGCAAGTTCCAAATCCATTGTCATGCTGTAGGTGTCTGCCGTGTGCTGGATGCCTTTCACGTAGTAATACGACTGGGCCAGCTCACTCATTACATACACCAGGTCGCCTTTTCGGACAAACGGAACGTCCGGAGACTGTACTTTAATCTCCTTTTTGATTTTTCCTTCGTCGTCTAAGATTTCCTGTGCTGCAGATTTGGCGTCCGCAAGGCTTTCATCCTTACCTCTCGTATAAATTCTCTGACGGATACCATACTTTGTCTCGCCGTTTACCGTGGCTTCAACACTGGTTCTTCCATCATCGTCTGCCTTCCCTACAACCTTGACCCTAGTAATCATATCTGCTGTGCTTATGCTCTGACTGAACATCTGCGTGTTATCTGTCCGGAATACATACACCGTCTTATTGCTTCCTCTCGGAATAACGGATGTCTTACCTTTCCTGGCCTGCACAAAGCACTGCTCTTCGCCTTTTTTTGCTGCATCGTCCAGCAAATTGATGATGATGTCTGACAGATACTTATTGTTCTCCACCGTTTTGCCGTGTGAAGCATTCGGGCCTTGATATGATCCCTGCGGTATCTCCCAATCATCAAGAATCCCTTCTATCGCCGACTTTGTGCCGGTTCCGGAAGGGAAATATCTGTTGTCCTGGCTCTTCTGTAGCTTGTAAAGCTCGTCGTAGCAGGTACATTTCAGCGTATGTCCTCCGCTCTTTTCAACCGGATTCCACGTTTCCACGTACCCTCGTGCTACTTCCTCGTCCTGGGAAGCACCGTCTGTTGCGAATACTCCGACCAGGCACCCTGGCTTGATTATCTTCGACAGGTAACCCTTGGATGTCTTATCATTCTTCGCCACAAATGAGGTTCTGACGGATAACTCGCCGTCGTTCTCTTCCCATCCGAGGTTTTCGATGTACTCCTTGATGTTGTACTGGTTCTTGTTTTCGTCCATAACCACGACCCGGTACTGGATTTTCGCCAAATCAATCATAGCGACCTCCTATCCCGGGATTGTCAGAACTTCTCCCGGCCATATCCAATGACCGTGATCCGAACTGCTCTTTCCGTGCTTCTTTGCCGTGGACTCTATCGTATCCTTGTTTGCATCGTAAATTGCCGTCCACTTGGTACCGCTTCCCAGTTTCTTTGAAGCGATGCCCCACAGCGTATCTCCGGAGACAACTGTGTAGTTACCTCCGCTCGATGAAGAACTGGCTCTCGGCTTCGTTTTTTTTACGAACGCCGCAATTTTCAATTCATTTGTGCTGTAGATTTTCAGCGGTTTCTTCTGAACAAACGTAATGGAATACTCGACATTGCCATACGCTCCAACCGGTCTCGGCTGAAATGAAGAAATCGTAACATCCACGTTTATCCACGTTTCCGTTACGATCAATGTAAGCACTGTCTCATTCAACATATAGTCATTCAGAATTTTTACACACTCATTTGGACTTTTCCAGGCATTCGTCTTGACGATTGCCTCATTCTTCTTTGACGCTCCGAAAAATACACCATCCCACGAAAACTCTGAAACATCTGTCCCCTTAGGTACCTTTACGGTACCCAGGGAGATGATGTCAAAACTTTGGTACTTGGCTGCATATTTGCCCTGCACCTTTTCGGGTAGAGCCGGGAACGTAAACTTTGAACCCTTTTCCACCGGAATTAGTTTAATATCCATTGCCTACGCTCCTTTCGTGCTTGTTACCGGCATATTGGCGAATACTTCGCTTAACTTGTCGGCGATGTTTCCGCCGAGTTCGTCTGCAATTTCGCCTAAGTGCCTTCTGATTACGGCAACAATATCTTCCTCGCTCTGACCTTCCTTCGCCTCAATTTGGAAATTCGGACTAACTGCAACATTTACACTGATCGGACCAGTCTGTGGTGTAGAGGCCGAAACCTCTGAACTTACCGGAGCAAATGTTTCTGCTGAGTTGTCCTCATAATTACCTTCTGTGGTGTCGTTATGGTCATAGGATGCGTTTCTTGTCGCCTCAGTGAATAAATTATGGTCTGATACCATATCGCTCAAATTTGAGCCTTCTATACGACCGCCCTCTGCGTGTTTAGAAACGCCGAGTGCTTCGCCTGCCTGCTCATATAATTCAAGCGCTCTTGTCCTCCGGCTTGGGTTTGTCGGGATAACAAACTCGTCCCAGCCTTCCTCTGCCAACCATGACAGCTGAGGACCGCCACCAACTCGACCACCTGCAGCGTGTTTCGCTGGTGTTGATGTCGTTGTTGGAATTGTCGGCAGCGTCAGCAGGTTGTACTTCGGTGTTACGTTTACCGTCGGACTGATGCTGAACGGACTTGCCGTTGCTGTATTGAGAGAGGTCTGCAGACTGGTCCTCAGCCCTGCTGAGCCATTGGTAAGACTCGTTGACGCTCCCGTGTTAAGAGATGTTCCGAGGTTTGTGCCGGCTGTCTGCCACTCTGACTGCAACGTAGCGAAATACTCGTTCGAGATAGGACCGTAATTCTCCATGACCGTCGAAAAATCAAAATCGGCCATCTGATCCTGCATATACTGTTGCATAAATGTGCTGAGTGTTT